GTGACAAATGTGTTCGCAGGAATGTTTGTACCAGTGATCAACTCACCGACATAGAAGCCAGCAGTTGTTGTCATCTGTACGTTAGCAGAGTTTAATGTTGTATTCGCTGTAATGTTGGTTGCAGACTGAATAGGCGCACTTGAAATGAATCCAGTGTCTATTACGTCGGATGTGGTATTATACGCTGATCCCGATGGTGAAACATAGTTAGGGCTATTTTCATCAGCAAGACCAATGATATTATCATTAATATTTAGATTGGTTGTATTGATCGAAGCAAGTGTGCCTTGGACATATAAGTTGCCAGAAATGATGGCATTCTGTACGCTAAGATTTGCTGATGTTGCTGAAACGTTACCACCAGTAAACTGAAGAACTGAACTATTAACGTTGAAACCGTATGATGTTGCAACTGATGTTGTATTGATTGTTGTATTGCCAAGAGTGTTAGCAATCGCAATGTTTGTTGGACCTGTGACTGTTGAGTTACCAGAAACATAGCCAGCAGTAGATACGTTTGTCGTTGGAGTAACAGCAGAACCAACCGAAGAGTGTAAGTTAGCTTGGACAACACCAGAAGTGTTGGCAACGAACACACCAGAAGTATTAGCAATAACGTTAGATGATGCTATATTAGCTGATGTCGTAACGTATAGTGTTGCTGTATTGATTTGATTTGTGACGTTTAGATATGAACCAACAGTAAGTGATGATCCAAAGTTAACGGCACCAGAGATGTTTGCGGTACCAGTGACGGCAAGTGTAGCATTAGGTGCAGTATTGCCAATACCAACGTTGCCGCTGTTTGTGATACGCATTCTTTCATTGGAAGCCAACTGACCACCAGTAAAGAAGTTAACGTAGTTTGTGCCACCACCTAGAGATGCAACACCGATCGACAAGTTTGTATTAGCAGAATATAGATAAGCATCTGATGGCTGGCTGATCGTCCAAGAAGAGTTCGACCAGTTGACACCGACCATACCAAAGTCAGCGAAGTTATTGCCAGAAGGTCCATTACTATCAAAGACAATAAAGTCTGTCGATGACTGTGTGCCTGTGTTGGCATTCCACATAACCATTTCGACATAGTTGTTTTGATTACCAGCAAACTCTGCGATAGATGAATCACCAGCATTAAAGCCAATAACAACATTCATATAACTGTTGCCAGTAGCTAATACAGAAGTATTGGCGAGAGATCCACCACTTGATGTGCCGTATGAACCAGCTTTAAGTGCAAATGCGTTAACAACACCTGTAGCATTTGCGACAAACACACCAGAGGTATTTGCGATTACGTTAGATGATGCGATATTGGCTGATGTAGTGACAAAAAGTGTTGCGGTATTTGTTTGACCAGTAATATTAACGGCAGTAGCATTAACTAGTGTAGAGTTAGCAGTAAATGTGGCACCAGTCTGTATTGTAGTCGCATTTACTGTGCCAGTGGTCCAAACGCCTGTTGCATTAAGCTGTACGGCTGATGCGATATTAGCTGATGTTGTTGCATAGATCGTAGCAGCATTCACCTGACCAGATACGTTGATGTATGGACCAGAGAAACCAGTAGTTGCATAGATCGTACCAGCATTTACTGTAGCAGTATTGACTGATGAACCCTGAACAACAGTTGAGCCTATTGCCAATGTTGTCGATGATAGGTTAGCAATAGATGCACCACCCGTACCACTGATTACCTGAACAAAAGTAGAACCAGTGTTTGATTGTACAACAATATTAGCACTTGATGTGATTGAACTGTTGCCGATTGCAAGACTTGCTGATGTTAAGTTTGCAACAGATGACGAGTTCTGAATGGTAAACTGTGGCGCACCAGAGATTGTGTTATTACCGTAAGAAACAGAAGTTGTACTGTTTGTTGTGATTGTAAAAGATGGTGCAGTTGATGTATTACCAGCAACAGAAATCGATGTTGTGTTGATCTGTACGTTACCAACGTTGGCATATACACCAATAGAAACGTTAGAACTAAAAGTAATAGTGTTCTGGAATGTCTGAGTATTTGACCAGTTCCAGTTGTTTGCAGCGATCTGGGCACCAGTTAGACCAGCAGAAGCAGCAGCCCAGTAAGGAGCGCCTGTGGCACCATTTGTTGTTAGAACATAACCAGCAGTACCAGTTGAGCCGTTAGCATTTAATGGAATACCAGAAATAGTTACCTGAGTTGTATTTGCAACAAAAGTCGCACCATTTGTGCTGAGTGAGTTTGCTTGGATTGTGTTGGCCGCAATCGCAGTTACAGAACTATTACCACCAGAGAATGTGATGCTGTTTCCAGAGAACGTCTGATTATTTGTCCATGTATATGCAAAGCTAGTGTTAGCACCACCAGAAGCGATCTTACCAGAGACATATGTGATAATAGCTTGTGATGTTACAAGTTCTGAACCAGAACCGCCACCAGATGCATTTGCACCAAGTATTGATGATGATGTTGAGTTAGAAATAGAAGTGATTAGAACGTTTGATGGAGTCAAAGCTGATGTTGTGATCATCAACCCTGAAGTCAGTGTATTTGAAATGAATGAGTTGGCGTCAACGACTACCGTAGCATTAGCGGCAAGAGTACCAGGCGTAACTACGTTATTGACATATCCGTATTTGGTACCACCAATGAGCAAAGCAGTTGTACCAACGCCAGTCTGAGCGCCGATGAAGAATCCGTTTGATGAATACGAATAAGCAAGTTCACCGCCATTCAACGTAGTAGTTGGTGTAGCTGATGTGTTACTACGTCTGATTTGAACGATTGTATTTGACATTAGAAGTTCCCGCCATCGATGCTAGTTATGTTTAAGTTATTTGGAGATTCCAGAATAAACTTTTCTTCTTCAGCATTATATACGAGAGTATTACCATCAGACTCGTCAAGTAGTTCAACGTCTAATAGACCACGTAACTCATTTGCGGCAATCAATGCATCATTTCTTATTACAATAGGTGTCGCGTTTGTTGAAAATCGAATAGGATTAGTTACTGGAGCAGATACTTCTGCTTCAATGTTTTCATGTTCTGCACCAACCTTAACCGATTTTGGTGCAAATGTATTTGTTCCGATTTTAATATTCGAATTGCCCGTAGGGCTAATTCTTACATTAATCGCCATATGTCACTCCAGAAAGATGAGTGACTTCAGGTGTAACTGTCAAGATGCCTTCAACAACTCGGACAATGTTATTGCTTGTGTCGATGGTGATTACGTCATAGACATACCTACCATACCACAAAGCCGCAGTTGTGTTTGCGTCTAGTGATAACTCAATGATTCCATTTGTTGGTTGAGGTATCGAAACATTAAATGATACAGAGTTGGAAGACGTATACCACTTGCGAACTTGTGCCTGGGCAGTGTAGCCAGTCAAGTCTAATGGTTGACCACTATCGCCAGTCAAGTTCAATGTTGTATTGAACGTTGTGCCTTGATCTAAAATGATGTCTGCATGGGCCGCCATATTTTATCCTTTTACCGATATTTTATTATAGTTGTGTTTGCATTTGTCACCGTGCCATCTAGTCATATTTGGCGCATCCACCATTACGTGACAATATACACATTCTTCTTTAGGACGAACGTAACCCATACTATATGCAGATTTTCTATTTTTCAATTTCAATTTTTGTTCTTCTGTTCTAGTTTTACCCAGATTTTTGCCAATCATAGAAATTGATCTTTTATGTTTATGCTCTTCTGATTGATTTTTGCCAAAATTAGGATTATTACTTCCTTTTAGAGATTCGCTTATTCTTTTTTTAGATTCGGATGTATGTAATTTGTCTAAACGAGGATGCTTTCTGCCGCCGGCGTCAACATTCCAATTTTGATTTCTCATCCAATTATCATCTCCGAAATGACGACTACTCGATGGATCAATTGATATGTTGTCTGTTTTATTTAGAAAGTTGGCGCGATTGACAACATTCATTCTTTTCAATACTTTATTTTCCCATTTTCGAGCAGAATCAATATCATCGAATGTTTTTCTTATTTGTATCACATTTGGTGCACCATTTTCTTGACAAAATGATGATACGTGTTTTGATGATGTGAAATATGTTTTCCACAATTCGCCAACGTTGCAACCTCTAGCATATCTTACACCATAATACCAGACATCAAGTTCTTTCCAACCTATCAGATATGTATACGCAACAACCATAACACTTTCCTATCTTTTCTTTTATTTATATTAGATAGACAGTGAAGTTCTTTCAAAGTTGACATTACCCGTAGTCTGTGTTGGCGATACTAGAAGATTGACATAACCAGAAGAGATATTGGCTGAGAAAGTGCCCATAACGCCATTAGTTTGTAACGTTGCGTATTCTGTAATAAAAACATTTGCTCCACCATCCTGTAAAACCATGATTTCGGTGCATTGGTGTCCAATACCCGTATCAATCTGAAGTAGATACTTTGCGCTACGAAAAGAAGTAAGTGGAAACTTGTCAACAATCTGATTTGCTGTGCCTGTCGTTAATACTGTTTGACCAGCAACATATGTGGCAGTGTTCATTGTGACATTGCTTGTGACAATAAGTGTGTTTGATACAGTATTGTTTCCGCCTTGAATGCTACCAAGTGCAATCAAAGTGCTGGCTGAAAACTGTCCATTCACATAAGCATTACCTGAGGTGACACCAAGAGTTGAGTTTGCCGTTAAAATACTAAGTGACAAGTTCGCGCACAACTGATTCGTTGTCTGAATCCAGTTATAGAATGTGCCTGTTGTGGTACTAACGTTAGCTGTTGCTATTGACATCTTTATTTGCTACCAAAAGTTTGAGAAGATTTTTTATTTCATTAACATCATTTGAAAGATCATCGATACGCTTATTTGTTTTTTCATTTTCAAGTAAACGATTGCGTTCTGTCAAATGCTGATTTAACTCGCCAATGTTTTTATTTATGATAGCACCCGTTCGTGAATCTCTGCATAGTCCAGGCACATTGGTCTGAATAAGAGTTTGCATTATGAACTTGTACCGATAGCAGTTAGACTTGCAACACGAGGTGTTACCGAAGTGTTATTTGAAACCAATACAAGCTTGACTTGTAGAGTATCATAGCCATCAACAGGTGTTAACGAAGTATTGTAATATCTTGCAATATTCTGATTTTGTGGATTATTAAATGTCTGTGATGGATCATTGATCAGATCAATATAATAACCAGGTTGACCGAGAATACTTGTGTTTGATACTGCGGTGTCAAGTGTTAGCACAGTATTACTGGTAACAGAAGTTACGGCAGCAATAACATAGTTTGATGGAATAAGTGGATTCCAAATCTTGACAACACTATTGACTGGGATTTCAGTACCAAAGTTAGTATTAGCGCCAGTCACTACCGCGTTTGCTGTAGCTGAGAATGCAACACCAACAGTCACAGAACCATTTGCTGTGTATGCGCTTGGTGGAAATGCAGGAAGACCCCAACTCTGAGCAATATAGTTGTTGGTTACTGGTGAACTGACAGCATTAGATGATGCGTTTGCTGGATACAGAAGCGTCCATTCTTTTGCATTAAATCCATCTGAATCGTGTGAGTTGTAAATCTTTGCATAAGGCTGAACATATGTGCCAGCGGGAATATAAGAAATCGTTTGTACAACAAGATCCTGTGCAGGATAAGTCGAATCAAAGTTGATCTTGGTTGTGATGTGTCTAGACGCGGCTAAGCCAGAAGCAGGAGCAGTTTCACCAACTAGTGTATTGTTGATTGTCACCGCGCTAGAATAAACGTCTAGACCCTCTGAGGTAACAACAGGGCTGCTATAGATAGAACCGCTAGTGTTTTGAGCGAGAGTGATGTTCAATACACCAGATTTATTTCTCACGCCGTAGAGCGTGTTAGTAGCTGCCACAACTTCATGTGATCTTGATGCCACAACAGCGTTATAACCAGAAACTGTATTGTTTGCGTAGTTTACGGCTGCTTGCACTGGAGTTAGTGCATATGTGTTCGAACTTGAATATGCAAACTGAGAACTTAATGCATATGTTGCGCTTTGTGGAGTATTGATAACGATTTCTGGCTGAAACGATCCAACAGGAAAGTTAACAATAGATGAAATGTATGCAGTAGATCCCGTGAACTCACCAACAACAGGCGTCAATGAATATACCTGAGCAGTACCAGTTGTGCCTGTAAATGAAGTTGAGACATTGATCGCTGAAGTATTGATGATAGCCGAGATTGTTGTTCCCGTAGTAATACCAGCAACGTTTGCAGTGATTGGCTGACCAACAAATAGATTTGTCGTTGATGACAATCCAGTATATTGATTATTGCCATTTGTCAAAGTAGCAGTAAAGTATGTTCCTCTGTTAAAGAGGTAGTTTGAGTTTGATGCCGTCGAGTTGGACAGATACAAAACGTTAGCTGATTGGTTGTTATAATAAGACACACCAATAGGAGCAGTAAAGAAACTTGCTGAAGTGTTTGTGCTTGGAAAAGCCTGATCGACAGTCATTGTTGTATTATTGGCAATCGCAACAACATTACGGACTAGATAAGTGTTCGCGCTTGTATACACGATAAGCTGAGTATTAGTCGCGAATGTGCTTTGGAATGATGTTCCTGTTCCGATTACAGTATTGCTACCTGAACTGAATGCAACTGTACCAGTAAGATTTGCGACTAGAGGAAAAACTCTTTCGCCACCCAAGAATGAACCTGTTTGATTTGTGATAACAAAAAACTCATAATCACCATTGACAAGTTGATATGTCGCGTTATTTGAACTAAACTGTGCAACACTAACACCATACTTCAACTGTGCATTATTGACAGGAGTAATGTTGCCACTATTGCCGTAATCAAATAGTTGCCCTGGTGTACCGCCAGCGAAGCCAGTAAACCCTGTGTTCTGTGCAGCGCCTACAATATCATTGCCTATTTGTGCAGTCCAAAGAATATATGCAGGGTCATCTGCTTGAACGTTGATAGCATATGTTTTTCCAGTATTTAACTGGAGTGGAGCAGGAAATGTAAAAGTTGTTTTAGTTGCTGATGTTGCATCTACGTTAATAGATGCATATGGAAGATTTGCAACCGAACCACTGAGAACAGAGTTGAATAGTGGAGCACCATTAGAATCTGTAGGCGAAACGCTGATCGTTACTGTTGGATTATTAATCCCAGATGCATTGTTTGTAGCACTAGGTTTTGCCTGAAAATACAAATCAACGCTTGTCAGAAATACCGTAGCACTCTGATTGACTGAGTTTGGATCCAAATAAAATGTTTGCGAGTTGATATACATTATAGCCCTATCAGATTAAAAAAACGTTCCGTGTGGACCCAGATTCGGATCTCTTCTCAATGGCAGTGATTGTGGTGTTGGTTGTGCGATAGTGATTGTCACCTGAGCAGTTGACGTGCCATCTGCGCTACTCAACAGCCCTATCTTATTACCAATCAGATTATTTATCAATGATTGTGTGGCGGTCACGTTAGTCCCAGTTGAAATGCCTGAGTTGTAGAAATAAGTGAAAGAGATTGCACCATTAGCATCTGTGATTAACTGACCACCAAGAACACCACCTGTCGGCTGACACATAGAAGAAACGTTTGTTCCGTTGAATGTGAATGTATGAATAGTGTTTGGCTTCAATCCAGTAGCAGAAAGATTGAATGCTTGATTTGATGCGGTATAGTTGCTGGCACGAGCAAGTTGTTCTACAGCAACAGTTACACCGAGTGGTGTTGTGAGTGGTGTATCTGGACCAATAGTTGGTGGAGTTATAATAGAACCTTGAGGTACAGCCAAGTTTGTGTACCCGTTTGGTAATCCTACAACACCATTAGTTACTGAGTAAATAGAACCTGCCATTATTATGTTCCTACTGCTTGTGCTGATGACCACAAGATTGTGCCGTTTGGATTATATATTACCAATGCACCACCAGCAGCAACTGGAATAGTATTTGTGATTGACATAATGATAGTATGCTGACCAGCGGAAACTGAATGTGATGCGGTTTGTATAGTGTTATACGAAACGCCTGATATCAGAACAGTTGAGTCGAGTGTAACGCTGCCCGTATCATCTGCCGCAAACTGGAATGAATATGTACCAGTTGTCGGGAAGTTCACAACAGTTTGAAAAACATTTGTTATAATATCATAACCAGAACCGATCCAGATTGCATATGAACGCAAGAATGAACTCCAGCCACCTAGATCCATACCACTTGCACTACACAAGTACCAACCAGTTGATGGATATCCTAGTGAAGAATATGTCGTGCCTAGTGTTGATTGTACGTTTGTTAGAATGGTAAATGTTGCTGGTGATACTGACATTGTACCTGTATATGTCACTGGTGGTGGAACATATGCAGTAGAGTTAGTTGCAACCAACTGTTGAAATAGTGGCACAGAACTATACGGAAGCGTCAATAGTGAACCAGTAACACCGGATTGTGTGTCATCGGCAGTATCAAAGTTAAAGCCTACATTGTAAGAAGATACAGTTGCAACTACTTCGTTGTTAACAATCATTGTTGTGTTCTGTGGATTGTTCACATCGGTGTAGTTGTTGCTCTGAAAAGTATCAGCGAAGAAGCCATACTTGAAGCGATTGATAGCACCATTGATTGATGATGGAATCGCTAGACCGCTTACGCTCTGTTCTAGTGCAGATAGACTTGCTTGCTGTTCTAGTGCAGCAATACGATTCGCAAGGCTATTGATATCAGACATAGTATAAACAAGTGGCTGACTGATTTGTGTATTTGTTGTAGAAGATGTTGGCACAGAAATCGTGTGATTTGCAACACGAGCAAATGAATAGATTTCGTTAGCAACATGCTTATCAATAATATTTGTATAGTTCTGATCTAGCTTCTGTGGTACAGAAGGATATGGTGGAACGAATACCAGATTGATTGTCATCGTATTCGCTGGTTCAGCAGGTGGTACCAACTTAGTTGAACCAGGTGTGCCAGGAATAGAAACGATATTTGCATTTGTATCAACTACCAGACGATCAACGCGCCCCTGATAGTTCACAAGGTTTGCAGAGTGTGCGGTACCTGGTGTTGGGAACTGATACGAAGTGCTAAGTGGTTCTGTACCGAACTTGACAACTTCACCACTGAAGATTAGATTTGCTGAACCACTTGAGGTAGCGGCTGAAGAAATATTAATCGCAGTAGAGTTGACAATAGACACAACAGTTGCATCAACTGGAATGCCAAAGTTGGTTGCGAATACTGAAGTACCGACGGTGATTACAGATGTATTTGAGATAGCATTGACTGTTACGTTGCCGCTTGTCAATGTACCAGTTAGAATCTGTGTAGTCAATGCACCGTAGTCGATAGGATTGATTGTTGACTTGGCAGTATTAGCTACTGTAATACTAGCAGTATTTGCAATACTTGGACGGAAGTCAACATAATCGATTAGATCGTAGTAGTTGCCCTGACTGTCATACATCTCAGAGATTTCAAGAGTGTTGATATAACCACTTGAAGTTGCTGTAATGTTTGCATATGGTTGAGCATCATTTACTGGATATGAACTACGTGTATAGAAGCCACCACCAGTTTCGGTGAAGTGATCAAACTGTACTACCAATGCATCTGTTGTATTGATTGCAAGCTGTGACGTTGGAGTTAAATGTAGATACCCCATATCATAGAAGTCTGGATTTTGTTTGTGATCAACATAGAAGTTTGTTGTGACATCAATCCAAGTTGAAGGAATAGATGCAGAGTTTGCTACGTTTGCTGTAACAACTGTGCTACCAGAAATAACACTTGAAGCAGGTGCTTTATAGACTTTCTTCATACGGAAGATGTCTGGGAAGCCTAGTGCCCATGGACCAGTATTTGAGTTGACAGCATTTGCAACGTTGATTGCTACAGTGGTATCGCGATTTGGTGTCTTTTGTGTGACTGACTGGCCAGTGGCATATACTGGTGTAACAATAGATACGTTTGATGATGTGGTGTTAATCGCTGCTCCAAGGTTGATGGAGAGTTTTGAACCATTCGCTGATACTGTGACTGAACCAGTAGGCAAAGCCACTGGTACGTTCTTTGGATAGAACACCACAACGTTTGCAGAAGTGTTTGCATTTGCTGGGAATGTATCAACAGTGATTGCACCACCACTAGCATTAGCGGTTGCAACTCTCTTGATTTCTCCACCAGTATTTGAGTAGATTTTGAGATATTCGCCAGCATAAAGTGATGATGTAGATCCAGCATTTACCGTAACGATTGTGTTAGATGTGCTGGTAATCAAAGTCAATGAACTTACGTTAGCATTTGCCTGTGCATTCGAACCAGTGAACACTAGACTTAGTTCTAGCATCTGATTGTTTGATAGTGTTGCACCATTACCGTATGGGAAGATTTCTCCAGCACCAAGCTGAAGCGTGATAACACCCGAAGCAGCGTTAACAGCAACGTTAGATGTTCCTGTTGAGAACAAGCCTTGATAGTTGAACGAGTGGTTCGCAGTGCTTAAAACGTTATTTGCGCCAACTGGGAATAGCATTGTCGAGTTGGTGGCTGATGAAAGAATCGCAACGTTCGTTGAACTTATTGTTGGATTGCTTACGAGAACAATATCAGCAATACCCTGGTTGATACCATTGTTATAATAAACAGATTGTGCGTTTAGAAAGTTCTTGCCAGGATATAGATCGATATCATAAAGATATAGCGAAGCAACATAGCTTGGGCTGCCTGGTGTTCCAGACTGTGGCACTAGCGAACGAATACGCGCTGTACCGATTGCGTTACCAACTGGTGTTGTATTACCTGATGAATAAGCAGCATTGTTTGAAAGGAATGTCTTTGCAGTATCGTATAGTGTTACGTAGTCACCAGTATTGAATGCAAACATACCACCAATCTGTTGAATATTGATGTAGTTGCCATAGTTCAATGTGGTGAATAGTGCGTTCGATGTTACAGTATTTGTGCCTTGGTTGGCTTGTAGAAAGAAGCTTGAATACGTCTGGACTTTATAACCAGAAATGTATGCTTCGCCTGGATCAACAACAAGATTGAATGTCTGTGATTGTGAAGTTGAGTTCGTTGAACTGTCTAGTGCAGTTACAGTTGAAGCAAATGTAAATGGATCAACCAAGAAGTTGCCATTTGTGTCAAACGATCTAGATGCAATATTGTCACCAATGGCGCTGTAGATTGTTTGCTGATTCTGTAGATATGGCTGACCATTCGAGAATGCAGTGATTGGGAAGAATAGTGTGTTCGCTGAAGCAGAAGCCGCATTGATGACAACGAGTGTTGGTGTTAACTGAAGACGATCAGCACCAGGTGCAGCGAAGTTTGGTTGACCTGTTGCATTATCAAGCAGAGTTTCATCAATATTACTATTGATGATTGTTTCGGATGTATTAAATCCAACAACAACTTGGTCAGGATATTGACTGTAGCTTGATACCACAACAGATTGTGGTGCAACGTTAACGAAGTACCCTTTCTGATAGATCACGCCACCAGAGACGGAGAACGCATATCCAAAGCCAACTGGTCCAGTGCTACCAGATGTTGCAGTGTTTGCAACAGTAACCTGCACGGCATAGTTCTGTGCAGTAAGAAGCGATGTGTTGCCTGCGATCTGCGCGACAGTAGCATTACCATTTGCAGTCTTGACTGTAACATAAGGAGGAATGACATATCCATTACCTTGAGTTACCATCGAAGCAGAAAGGATTTGACCTGTAGCCGAAGTAGATACAACAGCATTTGCACCAGAACCAATAATACCAGTAATCGTGGCAGAAGGATCAACTGTTACTGATGAGTTACCAATCTTAATCGCTGCACTATTTGCGAATGTCCATGCACTTGCAGTTACAGAAGTATTTGAGATATCGTATGATGAACTGTTTGAGAATGGTGCAAGATTGAGGACAATCGTATTTACAATCGCAGTTGTATTTACGCCAACAACAGTTGCGCGAACTGTACCTGGATAAGTTCCTGTGTAAACAGTATTACCAACAAGTGCTTGACCACTACCAAGTGATGCTGAGTTCTGTACGGCAATAGCTGACAAGAACACAACAGAATCTGAGTTAGAAATACCAGCAGCGACACCACCAACAGGAACATTGACCGCGAAGATCGAAACGTTTGCGTCTGTGAGTGTTAGAATATCATTCTGCAAATATGCAGTCTGGTTGTTATTTGCACCAGAGTTCGTATAGTTGACAAACAACGTATTAAGAAATGGTGCTTGTGATAGATAACCAGTATTTGAACCGACGATATATGACGTTAGATTAGTCGAAGAACTGGTGGCGAATAAACCAACATAGTTATTAACTAAAGCTTTTCCGCCGGCGACAGTAAGGTCATTGATCTTTACATAAGGATAACTGGTAAAGTATTGGAAGTTACATCCCTTGACGATAGTACCTCTATCAAAGATGTTGTCACCAAACTGTTCAATCTGATTCTGAACAATACTCTGAAGAACGTTAAGTTCACGAGTTTGTACCGCCACACTTGGCTTGAATAGAACCTGATAATAGTTCTGTTCGTTTGCGACATAATCGTCAAAATATGGTGATACGGAAAGATCAGTATTGATTGGCATTATAATCCTCAGTAGTTTAGAAGCAACTGAATGGTCTCAGATTGTGTATTTGCTCTATTGATCGCCGTAAAGTTTTCAATATAAAGAACATCGCCGCTTTCTGGTACCAAATCTGGTGGTGTTACTGTATTTATAGTGAATGATTGAGTGTCTTGTGATGTGACAGTGCCATTAGCGGCCACAGAGAATGAGTTGATCGTATTGCTTGAATAGATTGGACCAAACTTGTCTGTGACATATACGGTTGTTGCATTACCTGCATAATAGATTGCATTTGCCACAAGTTGACTTGTCGAGTTAGCAATAGAGTTTACCGTTGGATTGCCTTGATAAACAGATTGACCAGAACTAAAAGTGCTTGTGGTATAATATCCACTATATTGATAGAACTGTGTGAATGTGGTAAATGGTTTTGTTTTGCCACTAATAGTAAATGCTGTAATCTGAGCATATGTATTTGAAGTTGTGCCGTGGATCAGACCAGAAGAACTATTTGTTGACACTGCCCATGTAGAACTTGCATTGGTGATTTCTAATGGCGAAGCATCTTTGACAATACCAGTCGAAACAGTATTACCGATTGTTTGTGTGACTGTCTCACCTACAGTGAATAATCCTGTATTTCCAGAAACAGTAAACGTAACATTAGAGAATAATGGATTGCGAATAATACCAATAGACTGATAATCGCTTACCGTCGGGATTGTATTACTTTCTGAGTTGGCGAATGTGATGCTTAGGCCAACTGTATTGCAAAACAACTCGGCTGCTACGTTGGAACCATGGCCACCTTCTGGACCAGCGATGACGCGAATCGTTGCGGTGTTTGACACACCAACAGCAGGAGAAACGTTTACATACGCTCCAGCAGCATATACACCAGTACCGCGATTTAGAACCTGGATCTGATAGATACTATTACCAGCAGCCGCATTGACTAGAGCGATTGCAGCCGCAGAGGTATTTGCATCACTGCTATTCAG